ATCTTCTAAATTATCTAAATTTAATTTATCAACTACAGTTTTAAATTCTTTTCTAATACTGTTAAAATTTGTTTTTACATTTTTTTGTACTTTTACAAATTCTTCATTTTGTTTTTCTAAATTTTCTCTTAAATTTGATTTACTTCTAACAATTTCAACTTCTAAATCGGAAATTTTATTCTCTACGTTATTTTTATGATCTTCATAAATCTTTAAATCCTTATTAATAGATTTCTTTAAGTTTTTAACTTCAATAATTTTTTTACTTAAGTCTTGAAATATTACATCCTTATTATCAGAAATAAGATTTATTTTTTTCTCTAAATCCTCAACAACTTTATCTAAGGTTTTATTTAAAGAAGTTATATTTTCTTCTGTTTTTTCTTCATTATTAGTAATATATTTTGTAATATCTTCAAGAACTATATCAGTATCATTTTTAAACTTTTCATATCTATCTGATGATTTTATTTCAGATTCTAGAATAGATTTCTTATACTTTGGTGCTTCTACCTCAACAAAATTATTAATTTTTTCTGCAAGACCACTAACATTAGATCTAATCTTAATAAGATTCTTTTCATTTATACCAGTTACATCATTTTTTAATTTAGAAACAGTTTCCTCAAGTAAAAATGCATAAGAAACTACTGCATTATCAAGATCTTCTTTCTTGATAAAATCTTTAATATCAGATTGTATACTTTCTATACTCTTTAAAGTTTCTGATAAATCTTCAATCTTAGATATATTTTCTTTATATACATTAAAAGCGTCAGAAAAAGATTTTAATTCCGGTCTTTCGACCAACTTATCAATTATACTTTCTTTTTTTCCTTCTTCGAAGAAATCTGACGGATTTTTGAGTGTCATTATTTAATTCTAATCTTAATCATTCTCTGTGTTATTATTTAGATGACCTTTTTTAAGGATCTTTGAGAGTTCTGATGTAGATCCAACAAATAGTGCATTATTAGTAACTTGTGTTGGTTTTCCTTTCTCCTCATCAATTTCTTTAACCTTTTTCTGTAATTCCATCAACTTATCAGTTGTATCAGCAACAGACTTGATAATCTGTCCTGCAACTTCATATGCTCTTGGACTTGCACTTTCACCTGCAAGTTCCATTATACCATTAAGAGATTCTTGTCCCTTTTCAATCAAAGAATATAAATTGGCACGAGTATATTCATAATCTTTATCAACATCACCACTTATATCTTTAAGTTGGTCTTTTCTTTTTACACAACCATTTTCTGGTGTAGTACTCACTTCAATAGCACTAGTGGTATTTAGTGCTTCATTAATAGGATCATAACTAGACATAATTTAAATATCCTTTCCTTGTGTTGGACTATATGATTTGCCATCTGAGAAGAATGATGATGTCTCACTAAATCCAAAGTCATCATCAGGACCAGCATCTACTGGATCTGGTGTTACACTATATCTTTGAACACGTTTTGCTGTTTTGGTGTTAGTATCAGGATAATAATCAACCTGAACTTTCTTGATAAGACCTTCAGAAGATTCGGCAATAGGTCCAAATAAATATGTTTTTGCCGTAAAATTTAATGTATATATTAAAGCTCTTCTTGTAGCAAAATCACCTTCATAATCATCTTGAAAATTAATACTATCCAAAACAATTGGTATATCTCTTTTTTCTCCTATTGATTTTACCAAATCAACAGTTAAAGTAAATGATGGTTGAAAATATGGCAATATCTGTTCTACAATTTGTAATGCATCATCATTCAATTTTGTTAAAATATTAAGTTCAAACCCAACATTATATGGAACGGGCATAAAAACTTTTTTTAACTTACTTCCATCAGATGCTTTAAATGTTTGAGTAACTCCAGTTTTACGAGAAGGATCATAAGAAACATTATTCATTTCAAAAGACATCCTTGGTAATGTAGTTTGAACTGGTTTGTTTAAATCTGCCTGTTGTTCTAATCTAGCAAGAAATTTTTGTGCAGGACCATATGCTAATGGTACTTTAAGTTCACTATATGTATTTCCGGCAGCATCATCATGTCGAATATAAATTTGATTAAATAATGTACCAAAAGATACAATAGTTTTTCTAACAATTTCGTGATAGTAATAATTTCCTAGCATTAGTATGTACCAAATGGGTTTGATTCAGAGAAATCTAAAATGTCATCAGCTTCTGTTTCGATTTCATCACTTTTATCATATTTATCAGCAAATTCTGCAGACTCAATATAATCAACACTATATTGAGCAGAAGACGTAGATCCTATAGCAATATCACCAGAAACAAAAGTACCACTAGTAGATCCAAGTTTTAATACATTATTAACACTATCCCAAGTCTTAACTCTACCTTTTGCTCCAGAAGAAGATCCTGTTACAATTTCATTAAATTGATATGTACCAACCCCTGATATAACTGGAGGTGGTGAAACAGTAGCAAATGCTGTAGTATTATCATATCCAAGTCCTGCATCAGATATAAGAACTGATGTAACAAATCCTGCAGAATTGATAAGTGCTCTACCAGTAGCAGTATTAATACCAGATGTGGGTGATTGGAATGTAACATCTGGATTTGTTGGATATCCACCACCACTTGATGCAATACTAATATTTCCTACACCTGTAGAATCTGAAATAAAATATGCAGTTGCAGCTGCACCAACACCATAAGATTTTTCTGCATCACTAGCACTTACTATTGTTACTATTGGTGTTTCTGTATATCCAGCACCAGGACTAGTTAATAATATTTCTTTAACAGAATAAATACCATTAACAGAAGTGGTTATAGCAACTGCAGCAGCATTAGTTCCACCTACAGGAGCAGTTGTTATTGCTACTGTAGGAACTTTAGTGTAATCATATCCATCATTATTAAGAATAATACTCCTAATATATCCTGAAACCGTACTTATACCTAATGTTGCTGTAGATCCTATAGAAATCATTTTTAGGGAGGTCATATAACCTTGATCTACTAATACATTATCAATTTCTTCTGTAGATGTGCTAAGTTGATCCCATCCACCCATCTCATCTTCAAGTTCGAATAGTTCACACTGCAATTCATAAACATAAGTTTTACCTAATTGATAAAAAGGTTTTTCATGTTCTACAAATTTAATTTCAAAAATTCTTTTACCTAATGGAAAATATATTAAATCTCCTTCACGGGGTCTGGTAGAAACTTCAACTTCATTATCAGGCAATCCTTCTAAAAATGGAGAAATAAAATCTTCAAATCTTTCTTTTGATATTGTTACTGTTAATTCATCCTTTAAACTCATCCCAAATTTACTCATAACATCACCAGCACCCGTATAACCTTCATAAGTATTAACATATGCTTCTATAGCAAAACTATCATCAAATTTAGATGATTCAATCTCAGTAAAAATATTATCTTTATTGACAATTTTTCTGGGTAGATACAATACTTCTACACCATAAATTTGCAATTGCTCATTTATAAGACTTTGTATAAGTCTCTGTTCACTCTGAGAACCTTGAAGAAAGAAAGGATTTAATGCCATTATCCAATTAGATCGTAAGGTGGTAATTCATATTCATTTTTCAATCTTTCCATTACAACTTCAAGGTCTCTTTGAGCATCTTCATATATTTCTCTACCATTTAATTCCAATCCACCAGGTAATTTAACACCCTTAAATTTTATCAAATTTTGACCCCATTGTTTTTTTATAAGAGCAGTTGTATATTGTTTTAAGAAACTATCATTCCAAACACCAGCAAAATTAGTTGGATCTAAAATCCTCCAACAATCAAGAACTAAAAAATTACCTGCAGTTTCTGATCCCCAATCAATATCCAAATATAACCTATCTTGACTTTTATTAAATCTAACTTGTTTATCAGTTGTTAATAAGAAATCAATGTCTTCAAGATATGTTTTTACCATAGAATACTGAAGTAATTCTATAGAATTAAACCGATATAAATCATTCAAAAATAATTGATACTTTATACTAAACATTCCACCTGATATAGAACTAGTATCAAATTTAAATATTTTATTTACACCTATTACTGAATCTGGAACTTGGAGAAAATTAGTATTTTCATACCAATTACTTACTGTTGTACCATATCCAGAAATAGAAGTAGAAGTTGCAGAAGTTGTTACAATACCTGCAGTATTATCACTTCCAGTATTAATAGTTGCAGTTCCTCTATCAATATCATCTTGCGTTAATTTATATTTGAGATACATTCTCTCAACACCATCAAAATGACGTTCATTAAAAAGTTGTAGAGCATCATCTACTAAATCATCTATTTGATCATCATCAACATTAATTTCGAGAACTGGATACCCAAGTTTTCGTAAACAATAATCTACATGTTCTTGTCTAGTAGTTGGTTTAGCCATTAGTAAGATCCTCCATCGATTCCGCCTGTTGAAGATAAAATTCCAGAAATAGTTAAATTTTGATATAAAGTTGTACCAATTGTTGTCAATGATGATCCTACAACAGTTGGACCTAGAGTAGTTTTATTTAGAAGTACATCTGTTCCTGTTTTAAGTGCAGTATTTGATCCAATACCCAGTCCAATATTTGAAGATAATGTATTATTACCATTATCATAATAAAATAATTTTTGACTATAATCAGAATTTTCAGTATCAGTTATTAATAATACAGCAAGTGATCCATCAAAACCATCACCACCAGGAACAATAACTTGATCATTTATTTGATAATATTTACCAGTAGAAGCAGCACTAACTGATACAGTACCAATTACACCATCACTTGCTATATAATCAACTTCTAACCAAGATCCACTACCATCTGTAACAGTAACAGCAGTTCCAACAGCATTATATCCTGTACCACCTGTACCAATACCACCTGTATAAACCTCAATAGCAATTGGTACACCAGATTGAGATGTTGATCCAATACCAATTCCTGCACCATTTAAAGTAGCATTATCTTGAACACTACTCGCAACACTAACTCTATAATCACCAATTTCAATAATCTGAGTACTTTCTGTTATTGTTGATCCAGTAACTTGTAAATCACCATCTATATAAACTTTTCCAATTGCGCCAGTTTGTCCAGTATCCTGTGCAGGATCAGCTGAAATAGTACGAGGTCGTAAAACAAGTGTATTTGGAGAAGTAATAGTAGCTATACCACTATCACCACCATATCCTGGCCATAATGTAATACCTGTATTTAAATCTACCGATTCACCAGTAGTATCATTAGTTTCCCACTCACTAGTAGTAACGTTACCACCAGTAATAATTCCTGCTACATTTAAACTACCAAATGAACCACTAGCATTACCAAATATTTTTAACGAACCTCCAACATATAAATCACCTAAAGTAGTAGTAATACCAGTTAATGATCCAATAGTAGTAATACCACTTATTCCTTCAAATGATAATCCTTTAAATGATCTTTGAGAATATACATGATTATGAAATGTTGATACACCAATAAAAGTTGATAGTCCAGAAACATTTAATGCTGTAATATCTGCAATTCCACCAACAACATTTTTAGGAACTACAAGTGATCCACCACCACCAGTAGTTAAAACTTTTATTGCTTCTGATTGACCAACTCTAACATTTATATCTGCCATTATCTTGTAACCCCTTCTCTAACCAAAACCATACCCTCAACAACTCTAGTTTTTTGTGTAGTTCCAGATACCGTTAATACCACATCATATACATATCTACCTGGTTTCAAACTTGTAGTTTGTTCCGAAGTCAAAGATACAGCAAATTTTCCTTGAGATGCGATTTCAACATTAGTAGCAAATTCAGTTTTTGTTGAACTTACTGCATGTTTTCTCATCTGTGCAGATATATCGTATTGTGTCAAATCTAAATAGGAGCCGTCAGTTGTATTTGCTAAATTAAAAGTTTGATTAAAACTGGCTCCCGCATTAATTACAAGATTAGAAACATATGCAGCTGCCATCTATTTTTATAATAATTCCTAATTATTATTTAGACTAGTTTTTTAGTTAATTGTTTTAAAGCTTCTTTAATTTCACCAATATCACTTTTCATTTGGTCTATTTCTTTCTTTTGCAGTTCTCTATTATGTAATGATCGAACATATTGATCATAACCAACAGAATCATTATTTATAATAGCTCCACTTATTTCATCACGATATAAATTTGGATGGTCTTTAACTTTAATCATCTTATAGCAATTGATCTAAATTCTTTTATTCTTGGAAATTCTGCTTGATTAGTTCCAGACATCACTATCTTTATCACATATCCACTAAACAAATCCAAATTATCTGCTGTATATTGATACTCTCTGTATTGATTATTTGTACTAGCAGGAACAATAGAATCTGATCTTCCATCATTTTTTGTTTCATCAATAACAACATCCCCAAAACCATCATCATCAATATCATTCAGATTTTTATATCCAGGGAATAATTCAAATGCTTGTTCAATTTCACTAGAATCAACTCTTACCAAACTATATAAAACTCTAAAATCAGCAGAAGAATCTCTATATGCAGAGAATAAAACTTTTAGTGAAGTTGCTGGTTTGGATAAATTAACTAATCGAGAAACATAAACACCACTATGTGGATCATTTAAAATAGAATTAACTCTCCAATCTAAAGGATAGTTTTCACTACCGATAGGATTATTTAATCTATGATTTACAAACTCAAGTTCACTAGTACCACGTACATATACTATTGGAGATAAATTTTCATCACTAGTTGTCATTGTCAAGACTGTTGTTAATGACTTATTTCTAGGTAAGTTACTTAAATGTTGATTTTCATTTACTTTAGATGCAACTATTTGAACGTTATTGAAAGGATTGTAATTATTCAATTGAACTGTCCTAAATCCATTATCATTAAATGAATTTTCATTTCCACCTACACTAGTTCCAGTTGTAGTTCTAATTCTAGCATCAATTTTAGTTCTTCCACCATCAAGTCCTGAAGGTTCTAAGAAATCGAATCTTGGAATTATTGCATTATATGCTATATTTTCAGATGCTTTAACATTATTTCCACCCAAAAATTTGTCTTCAGAAAAAGATAACTGTGGTATTAAATTAACATCAGCATTTCTACTAGTACCACTTACAGTTCTATCAAGTTGTATATAATAATCATCTAAATTTTTATATAATGTATTAATAGAGTGTTCTTTATTAATTCTTCTTAATGAAACTTGACTTACCTCATATTTAAGAACTTTAGCACCTTTATCATGATTAGATGCAATGGTATTATCCATACCTCTACCATCAGGAGCATCAGCTATAGTTAAAGATCCTGCAGTAGTATCAACTGCCTTATACCCAATAATTTCTGTACCTATTTTAACATATCCTGTGTTAGCAACTCCTGCAATAGAACCTACTGTAAGACCTTCAAAAGTTGTAAAATTAGAAGCATCATCAACTTTAATAATATTTAATTCATCTTTATCTAATTTTGTAGATAAAACTGTAGGAGATATATCAGATTGAACATCATATATAACAACTTTATTTGTACTTGAATACATTCCATGATTGTAATGATCAACTTTAAAATAATTGCCCATACTAATACCACTTTCATTAATATTATTAGTTCTTATAGTTGTATTAGCACAAGAAACAATAGTACCTTCATTATTGAAAAACTTTAAAGGAACAGAATCACCACCAGTAAATGCATTATTATCACCCTGAATATTTTCTAAGTATAATGTATCAATACCACCTATGCTAGTTATACTAATTTGTGCTCCTGAACCTTGTCCACCCAGTGAACCACCAGTGTTAATACCTACAATATCTCCCACCCTATACCCATTTCCTTCTTTTCCTTCAATTAAAGATACAGCTGAAATAGCACCACCATTAACACTAACATTTAATTTCAATCCAGCACCATTTCCAATTATTGTATAAGTATCTGCTTCAGTATCAGCAACATAATCAGATCCACCACTAATAATATCAGGAGTACCAGTAACAGAACATCCAACACCAGTAATAACGGCAGTACTTGAATCATAAGAACCACATATTTTCCTTCCAGGAGCCAATAGTGCAGTTAGCTCTGCAAGACTAACTTCTGATGCATCAGTATTTGAAATAGTTGTTATTCCAATAGAACCAGTTTTTGGAAATGTTCTTATAGGATTAGTGATCAATTTTTTAACATATCCATTACTTTCATTTAAATCTGGATTAAAGAAAGTTGCTGCGCCAGATGTTGCAGTGAATTTTGCTTTATATAATTTAAATGTAAGATCTTGAGTTTGATCTTCAGTCCACAATGCACCATTTTGTGATTTAAATAATGCACCAGTACCAAACTGTGTAGTATATTGTAATGATGCTCCACTACCAACACCTGGAATAGATTGTGCATTAACAGCATTTTTTCCAGTTACTGCAGTCCATACCTTATAATTAACACTCTTAGGAGCTAAAAGAACAACCGCATATGTATGTCCTGGTTCTAACCATATTGGTTCTGGGAATGTAAATTTAGTTTCTTTACTTGCGGAAACTGGATCTGATTCAATTAAATTTGTAATAGATCCATCAGCATTTACTCTAGTTGGTCTTAAAGTAACACTTCTACCAAGAACTCTTCTAGAAGGTCTAGCATCACCTGTAGAATCTCTTATTTGACACTCAATTGGAGATTCTGCTACATCATCAATAGAATGGAAAAATACTCCAACAGAGGTTATAAATGCCCCATTATAATCTTCATTAGCTTGATTAACTGCTGATGGTGATTC